ATTAAAACAAGTTTCCGATGCAACTCGACTTTCCTAGCACCCATCACGTAGGCAGAGGATTGGCTGAACAAAATGTGTCAGCTCAGTATGGGGAAAATCTGTCTTCAGAAGTGTTTGAGATCATGAAGGAGGATAAAGATTCAGATGTGCCATGGGATTCTAACTGGACAATGGAAGAGGTTATGAGTGTGAAAGACAGAGTTGAAGGCTTCATGAGCAAGGATGTTTGCACTCTCAAAGAGCTGGTTCAACTTTCTGTTTATCTGGGTCGTTTTGGAAGAAAATTGGATCTAACAGCTAGCTCTGCCACAGATGGGACTTTCATACACACCTTAGGGTTGCTCAACCTAGCTCTGCACATTTTGATGGAAGGAGGTGTTGTTCATGTTCTGGAATCTTGTGATGGAAAGCTGAACCAGGTCACCAATGATGTTGACATCATTTATGAACTAAATGGGGAAAGAGTGGTAGCTGATTACAGTCAAAACAAGGAGAAACAAGAACATGTGATTTATGTGTGGCCTGAGAACAGAATGCAAAAAAAGTATGCTGTGGTGAAATCCCTTTACCCTTATGATGACTCTTCTCGGAAAGTGGTGTCTTACGTTAGTATGATTGATTACAAGCTCAATCTTCAAATTGAGATTTATGATAAAAGCCCTCGTGAGAAAGACTTTGATTATTCACAGCAGTTAATAGATTTCTCTCAAGGATTGTCCATGAAACAAGTTGAGGAGATACTCATAGCTGCGTCAGAGAAATCTAAAGCTTTTGCTATGGACAAACACGGTATGGTTCAGACACCCACTGAGTACAAGCAGATACAGAGCACATTTTCTAACCATTTGGATGTCAACAACAGTCTGGTTGCTAATCTTTATGAGAAGTGGCACAAGAAAGCTCGTGAGAGAGAGTCCTTCCCTAGGTACTATTCCAATAGCTTCTTCTATGACAACCTGCAATCAACCAAAACCAAGGATCCCTTTTTGTTTCCTAACATATCTAGACTGAGCTCTCCTAGCCCTGATCCCTTTCTGAGACTTCTGATGGTGTCAGAGCTTAATGCTGCCAAAGGTACAAGACCTAGTTCTCTTATCTCAGCTCTCATTAAGTGTTCTGATGGTCAAGAGTACACCTGTGACTCATATGAGGGATGGGACTCTGAGTTCTGGCAAGGAGCTACTTTCCAAAGATTGACTATCAAAGGAGAGTTGTCAAAATCTGTTAGAGTTAAGTTCCCTAAGTCTAAAACCTGGATGCACTACAAAACATTCGTGAAGTCTTCTTGTTACGAGACAAGCAAGCCATCAACTTACACAGACTGTGAGAAGGACCTCGAGAAATTGAAAGAAGATCTGCTGCTGCCGGGTCCGGGGAGTTTTCTCATAGATGAGCTCAAAAAGCTGAGTTCTGAAGTTTTGCCTGACTCTCAGATGGCATCTGCTACTAGATCTATCATGACTAAAGGACTGGACAGTCTGGAAAGAACCTCACTTCTTTCTTATGTCTCTTTGCTGCAAGAGTTGACGATGGCATTATTGGCCAATCCTAGAAAAAACAAGAGTCAGAAGACAAAAAATGGTTCTGTCACAGGGAAAGAGATTGTGTTGAGTTTAGAAACCATATCAGACAGGAATGCTGTGGTGATAAGCAACCTTGGAGCTTTAAGATTTGGCAATCTCAGAGATGTCAATTTCCAAGTTATAGGAGACTTCGTAGGCAGTGATCGATGGTGCAAATCCACTAATGAAGGGTTCTCCAGGGTCTTAACCTTTTCTCATGCACAGCTTGATTGGTATTCCACAGTTTTTGCCAAAGCTATATCCTGGATGTCCCTGTCAGCTGAAGTCTTGTTAACTAGTCGAGTAGGGTTGACACCATCTTCTATGTCCCAAAATCTAATAATGCCACTATTGTTGAGCACTCTTAACTCCAGTAAATTTTCACAAGCATCCGAGATGATTAGGTATCTATTTGTGAATGCAACAGGCTTATGCAGCTCTCCTCAGTCTTTGTTTGAAAAAATCAACTGGTATCGCCCCAAGAATCATATTGAGAAACTTTACATGTCTAGGATGTGCAAGCTGATCGATGGAATAAATCAACATAAGGCTAGGGGGACATTACCTAAACTTAGAGTGCGAGTTAAGGCTCTGGTCACAGAGGTGAATGGTAGTGATTTCTCTCAAGATCTGGAACAGTGGGAATTAGCCATGCCTGATGAGGAGGTTTGTTCATACAGTGATCAGCACATATACAACTCCTTTTACACATGTAGGAGCATGGTCATGCAGCGCTATAACAAAATAATGTCAGAGGCATCAGTCTTGGACAAGCAATTGGCAGCCAGAAGAACCTATCTGAGGGTAAAAGCCTTGTCGAACAAACATGAAGGCCGATTCAGAGATCCTATCAAATCCACTGATCAACTTTACAATCTACTCATGACAGATTTTGACTCATGGTCCCATTGTGAACCTTATTCTCCAGATCCTCTTAATGTTCTCAGGGGAGCTTTGTCATCAATACTGGCTGTGCACAAAGGAAAGGTCTCACATCAAACTTTGGTAGGTGAAGTTGTCCAGAGAAGTTTTGAGATGGGAACCGTGTGCTACAGCATGAAAATAAAGGACATTATGAACTCAAGAGGATCAGTGAAATTAGCTTATCCCTCAGGTGTTTCAGTGCTGTCTAGCAAACTGGACGAAAAAGGGCACAAGGTGACCAAAACACAGAATTCAAAGTGTTACAGGACAGTCTTGGAAATGTGTCAGCTAGTTTTAGACAATAAGGAAGTGCCTACCATGACTTCTGACGACTGGGATGCTCTGGAACCTTGCTTGGAGCCATTTGATGTTGATCTGGATCTCAAAAGGATATCCAACATGAATGATAGACTTTGGCCTCTGCTATATCATTGTGTTGCAGGTTTTGCTAAATGTGTCTCAAAAATGGTTCACAAGGATCAAATAGGGTCAAGAGAAATAGCTGTACTCAACATAGCCTCCAGGATCATGTGCTATTATGTAGAATGTTGCGCTAGATTAATCAGAGCAAGAGAACACAATTTGGGATTGAAGACAAACTTGATAGAAATGCATGAAAAGATGGAAATAGTGTCAAAATCTCTCACAAACAGTTATGCTGAAAAAGCCTTGGGGAGACAGGTGATTTATGACAGTGCAGATTGCAGCAAGTGGGGACCATCCATGTTATCTCATATACTGTACATATCTATAGGAGTGAGGATGGACAATACAAACCATTTGAAGATTCTGAGGAATTGTTTATCTCTCTTTGGTCACAAGGTTTTCAAGATACCTGATGCTTTCTTCAGCCAAATGTCTGATACAGATATGAAACTCAGTGACAGTAATATCATCAACAGGGTGAGGAAAGAGTTGTCTTCTATGTCAGAAGAGATGGGTAGTGTCAAACATCAGCTGTTGAAGCTAGAAGAGAGCATGCATCAAGGAATTTTAGGTGCAAGCAGCAGTGTACTAGGATCCGATGCTCAGAATTTAACCAAATATATACTGGAGCACCTCTACTCTGAAATAAGTTTAAAGGTAGTGTCCCATATCACTTCTGATGACTATTCTAGAATCTTGAGTTGGGATCAGAATGACTCCTTCGGTCAGTATAGGATATGTAAGGAAACTTTAGCAATACATTACACTTTAATGTTAACCTTTGGGATCAAAAGGAATCTAGAAAAGTCTGCATTTTCTGACAGATACCTAGAATTCAACTCAATATTTTTCAATCCCAATGGTGAACTCAGGCCTGATGTCAAGAGCAGAATGTCATTCTTGGATTATTCTCATCATTCTGATCCGTTTCCAATATCTTACCGGTCTGTAACACAAACTGCTGAGTTTCTAAGGTCTGAAGGGTCTTTTGTCGGCGCTTGCTGGGTTGGAACTCTCTGCAACTTCATGTCTTTGCTCCAAAATCAAGGGTTTAGACTTTACAACAAAGTGGGGTCTGACATATACAGGATACCTCTGGAACTGGGAGGG